GTACAACAATGCTGTGCTTTCCCGCACACAAAAGAAGCTTCCAAAAGTAGAAACATTCTTTTATAGGAAAAATAAGAGCGTGAAAGGTATCAACGAAGATGATATTGTGGAGAGGTTCAGAGCGCACAATGCTTTTATAGAGGGCCAACAAAATGCAAGTAGCTAAATTAACCGCTGATTTATTCGCGAACACATCCAAGTTTGAAGCGGGCATGAGTGGTGCCCGGAAGTCATTTAAGAAATTTCAAAAAACAGTTGCAAAGGGTGCCAAGATTGCCGCCGCCGCTATTGCCGCCACAGGGCTTGCGCTGGGCGCGTTGACGCTACGACAAGCCGGGGTGATAGATGAAACCGCAAAGCTTAGCGCTGCGCTGGGTGTAAACATCAGAGAGTTCCAAGCGCTGGCACAGGCTGCCAGTGAAGCCGGGATCACACAAGATCAGATGGGCACCATCATAACAAAGTCGCAGCGCTCTATCGTGGAAGCATCACGCGGCCTTGAAACCTATGCACGCAGTTTTGAAACATTGAATCTGGAAGCAAAAGACCTGATCAAATTAAGCCCGGAAGAACAATTCAAAGTGATTGCCGGGGCGCTGAATAAGGTTGACAACGCCACAATTCGCACAGCCACAGCGCTGGAAATATTTGGCCGTTCTGGCCGCCAAGTGATCAACATGCTGGGCAACTTTAATGAAAACCTAGAATCCGCCCGCACATTCAACGATAAATTCGGAATAAGCCTTACCAAGATTGATGCCGCCAAGGTGGAGGAGGCCAACGACACGTTTGCCCGGTTGAAACAATCAATCACCGGATTGGGCAACACACTGGCCGTTAGGTTTGCGCCTATTATCACGCACATTTCAGAATTATTTTTGGCATTTGGTGTGGACGCGGAAAGCTTTGGCAAGGCCGTTGATGGGGCAATGAGTTTTGCGGGCCACGCCATTGATGGTTTCAGAATATCCCTTTTTGGCGTAAAGCTGGTTTTCACAGAATTGCGCATTGTTCTTGATAATTTTGTGCTGAACGCATTAAGCGGATTTTTCAGAGTGGCCGAAGCTATGGCCAAAATTCCCGGCTTGGCAGATACCGCCGCCGCTGCGCAGGAATCTATATTAAGCGCGTATGATAAAACGCTATCATCAGCCGCCAAGAATGCTGGCGCGTTGCAACGCCTGAACAAAGAAGCGCTGGAATTTAAAACCACAGCAATGAAGCTTGACGAGATTCAAGAAAAAGCCACGGTGCGGGCCAAGAAACGCTTTGAAAATGAACTTGAATTTGGTAGTGAAGCGCTGGACAATCTGGCAGCACAGGCCAAGGGCACAGAAAAAGTCACGGACAAAGAAAAAGAGCGCGTGAAAAACGCCAAAGAATTGGGCTTGACATTTGCCAGTGCATTTGAAAAAGCCGTTGATGGTGGTGAAAAGTTCAGTGATGTATTGCAAGGACTCTTCAAAGATATTCAAAACATTTTAGTGCGCCGGACAATCACGGAACCGCTGGATGATTTAATCAAAGGAATTGTTCCCGGTGCATCCGATGGCGGTGGTGGATTTGGTGATCTTCTTTCATTCCTACCATCCTTTGATGTGGGCACCAATTACGTGCCGCAAGATATGATTGCACAGGTTCACAAAGGTGAAATGATTGTGCCCGCCTACGATGCCGGGCAGCTTGGCAATGGCGGTGGTGATGTTGTTGTGAATGTGTACGATTCAGAAGGCAATAAAAAATCCACATCCAGAACAAGCCAAGGCGGTGGCGGCCAGTTTGATATTGATTTGGCCGTGGCGCAGCAAATTACCAAAGATGGAAGCCGCACAGCACAAGCGCTAGATCAACGCGCATCCCGTTCAGTAACAAGGAGATAAAAGACAATGGCAACATGGCCCGCAACATTCCCCGGCCCGGCGCTGAATACGCTTAAAGAAACGCCGCCTGATAACACCATCCGCACAAAGATGGATAAAGGCCCACACAAAGTGCGCCGCCGCACCACGGCGAACATACGGCCCATTTCTTTTGGGTTAAAGTTGACCGCCGCGCAAACGGCTGAACTTGATACATTCTATGACACAACCACGTTTTCCGGGGCGGATGAATTTGATTACACGCATCCGCGCACAGGGGTGGCCGTAAAGGCCCGCTTTGTTGATCCGCCGGAATATTCTGAAATGGAAAAGGTTGGATATAATTGCACCATATCATTGGAGATTATGCCCTAATGCCACGCCAGATTTCAAACACCGCCAAGGCCGCAGCATTCGCGCAGCAAACCAGTGAAGCATTTATCATGCTGGTGACGATCACACACCCATCATTCACGGATGATATACGCGTGTGTTCTGATCCATATGAGTTGTTGCCTATTGCCGGGGTGCGCGGCGTTGTATCAAACGGCCTTGAATATTTGTTTATGCCATTCACAATTGAAATGCCCGTGCAAGATGATACAGGTATTGCCCGTGCTAAAATATCGGTGGATAATATCAGCCGTGAAATTGTGGCCGCCGTGCGTTCCGCAAATTCTGCATTGGGCATCACCATGCAAGTTGTTCTTGCATCTGATCCAGACACGCCGGAAGTGACGATCAGCGATTTCAAACTTGACCGGGTTTCATATGATGCGTTTACCGTGTCCGGTGATATATCGGTGGAATTCTTTGACCTTGAACCATTCCCGGCGCGGCGGTTTTCACCGTCTGATTTTCCGGGGATGTTTTAATGTGGTATGAAAAATATATAAAATCAAAATTTGAAATCAAAGGCCGTGGCCCGGATACGTTTGATTGTTGGGGCTTGCTGCAATATGCATTTCAACACGATCATCCACAAAAAATTATCTTGCCCGGATATGAAGAACTTTATGAAGATACCAATGACCGTGACACGCTTTCACGGGTGATCTTTCAACAGCACCAAGCCCGCTGGGTTGAGGTCACAGAACCACAGCCATGGGATGCCATTTTAGTGAGTATGCGCGGCGTTCCCATGCATGTTGGTATAGTCACAAAGCCCGGTATGATGTTACACTGTGCGCACGGCGTTGGAACGGCGCATGAAAAATATAATGGAACGCGCTGGCGCAATAAGATACTGGGATTTTTTAGATATGAATAACACACAAGTTCAGATTTACGCGGCACCATTGCCATTCAGTAATAAGCAATTGGCCTTTGTTGCAGATTACGGCAACACGCTGGCTGAAATGGTTAATAAAGTTATCCCGGTGAAATACCAGAATGCGGATGTGGCGGCCATTGTAATGATCAACGGCGAACCCATTGCAAAAGAATTTTGGGGATCAATCAAGCCAAAGCCTAGCGCCTTGATAAATATACGGATCGTGCCCACAGGCGGCGGCGGTGGCGGTGGTAAGAAAAACCCCATTGCCACATTACTATCCATTGCCGTGCTGATCGCAGCCCCTTTTTTGGCTAATGCCATATTAGGTCCGGCGCAGTTTGGCACATACATTGGTATTGGCAAACTAACATATGGCGGGCTTTTATCCGGTGCCATTGGTGTTGTTGGACGGTTGGCAATTTCCGCGCTGGCTGGACCGCCCGCACCTTCCAATGTTGGATACGCTGGCAATACATCCGTGAAAAACCCGGCGGAATCGCCCACACAATTTATTGAAGGCGCAAAGAACAGTTTAAGCCCATTTGGCGTGATCCCGGTATGTTTAGGCACAAACCGCATGTTCCCGTTGCAAGCCGCCCGGCCCTTCACAGAAACGGAAGGTTCTGATCAATACGTGCGCCAATTATTCACATATGGATACGGCGAACAATTGACGGTGGCTGATGTTAAAATTGGGCAAACAGAAATCACGGAATTTGATGATGTTGATATTGAAAACAAATTCCTTGGCAATTTGCACACGGGCACTGATTTATATTCAGATGATGTTTATCAAGATGATTATAGTATCCTTTTGGATTTTGCGGGGGGCTACACGCTACGAACCACACAATTGAACATTGATGAAGCCATAGTGGATTTCACCCTGCCACAAGGGCTGGTGCGTTACACAAACAGTGGCGGGCGTGCAACGCAAACAGTGGAATATGAGGTGCAGCATTCACCCGCTGGCGCTGGTACATGGACCACAGCTTATTCCGGCACCATATCCGCAAGCCAGAAAGAGGCATTGCGCAAGTCTCACCGCATAGTATTCGGAGCCAATGGCCAATATGATATACGTGTGAAG